ACAGGCCCATTCGGATGAACTTACATGAACACATACGAAAAAATATATACTTTATTGACAGAGGGTATTAGGAGGACGGAAAGGCAGATTAGGTCTGCTCACAAAAGAGGTGATCGTGCTGAGGTTGCTCGATTGATGAGGAAAGGTGGAGCACAAAAAAAAGAAGGCGAGGAAAGATTCGAGGCTGCAAAAGGCAGAGCACAAAGATTGATAGATATGGGACAAGACCGAGATGATATCGAGGTTTCAGATATATACCCAAAAATGAAACGAGGCTTCCAGCATAAGCGTGAAGCAGGAAAAGCGATGGATGACAGAGGGTATGTGCCTGAACTCTCATGGCACCACGCACGAACTAAGGTTGGGGGTCGAGCCTTAGCTAGAGGAATGGGAGGTCCCCCTGTAAAACCAAGGGGGCGAATTTCACAAATGGATTTCGAACGAAAGTTTAGAGACACAGGAAGACAAACCCCAGAGGGAAGATGAACACATACGAAAGAATTTATGATCTACTAACAGAGGAGTCTTTAGCGCAACAGACTTCACCTAAAAGTAAAAAGAAAAAAAGCAAAGCTAGAGTTTCTCTTTTACGCAAAAGAGCAGAGCACGAAGGCGAAAAGACAGGTAGGGCCGAAACAAGAGGTGAAATTACTTGGAAACAAGCTGATGAGCTTATGGGTAAGCACGAAAAAGCCACTGCTCATCATGGGGGTGGTACTACTGAAACTAGAAGAAGATTCAGAAAAGGAATGACAAGAGGAGCCCGAGTTTTCCCTCGTAGCCCAGAAGAAATGGCTCGCGCTGGAATCCAAGTTAGAAGGAGAAGAAGATGAACTCCTACGAAAGAGTTTATAACTTGTTAGTAGAAGGACCAACTCCCGAGGAGTGGGAAGCTGGTCAAAGGATCTTTAGGAAGTACAGAGAATTCAATCCTGGGGCAGCGAGGTTTAGACCTACTGCTGCATCAAAGAAAACAACAAAGAAAACAACAAAGAAAACAACAAAAAGGGGTGGTAAGTAATGAACTCATACGATAGACTTTATAATATATTAACGGAAAGTACTCCCCTTGGAAGAGAGGAAAGTAAGACCGTAGGAAAGAAGCACGCAAGATTGCGTTTTTCTAAATTTGAACCTCAAGCGGAGCGCGAACGGGGGCTTGCGAGGGTCGAAGGGGGCGAAGCCTTACCAAGAGGCAGAGTTAGACTTAGAACCGCCGCAAGAACGAGAAGCAAACCAAAGCCAGCCCCTAACTTGAACCTTGTTCGAGCTGCTGGCTCTAGCGAAGGAGTGCCGAGGATGTTCTCTGGAGGCTCTGCTTGGACACGCCCCACACCCCAGGAGATGTAGTATGAACACATACGAAAAAATTTATAGTCTATTAGTAGAAAGATCTGCTTTACCTAGAATAGACAAAGAGGGAGATGTTGATCTAGGGGGAGCCTGGAGTGGTGATCCTGAACATGTAGAGTCTATGAAAAGGAGAAGAGGGGACTTAGCAAAACACTTAAAAGCCATTAAGGCAGGGAAGAAACAGCCTACTCAGAAGACTGATGACACACGCAAAGCGAATGAATTTGGCGAGGTAGAGGTGAATCCTGCGAGGAGTGGCCCTGGTGGAGAAGGCGGGAGAAGAACACACGCTCAAGCAGCAGGAGATATAAAGAGTGATTTAATGCATTCTAGGGGCAGAGAGGCTGATGATGTGCGGTCAGACTACGAGAGGCGTATTGCTGCTAGAGAAAAACAGGCTAGTCGGCTTAGTCAACGAGGAAAATAATGAACTCCTACGAAAGAATTTATAATGTGTTAATGGAACAAGGGGACATTTCTAAAGCAAAAAAACCAACAGGTTTTAGCGGTCCACAACTTGGGGGTCAAAGAGTACACCCTGGAACAATGTCTCCTGTACGACAGAGGGTAAACCCCGCTACTGGAAGAAGAGAAAGGGTTCCATTAGTTAGAGGAAAAACCCCACCAACCCCTCCTAGACCCGACCCCAAAAGCTTAGGATAAAAAATGAACTCCTACGAAAGAATTTATAATTTGTTAGAAGGACAAGGACTTAGACCTAGACCACGCGAGAGAAAATCAACACCTTCTACACGGCCCTCGACGGAAGCTCCAACAGAAGAGTACGGTCCAACGAATTTTGTAGGAATAAGATTACATCCAAAATCTAAAGCAAGATTACTTCAAAATCACCCTAACCTACATGATACCGTACACGGAGATCATATTACTCTCCATCCTCCTGGAGAGCCTTTTGACGAGAACCATCCTCTGAGAAAGCATATCGGCAAACCCCTTACAGTTCATGCAACACATCATGCGTCTCGTAGTTCAGATCACGATGAAGGAGGAGTACAAGCATTAAGAGTGAGAGTACCAAAACACATAGAACACGAGAGGAACCACCCACATGTTACTATTTCTACTTCACAAGGCGTATCCCCTAGAAGATCTAATGATTTACTTGGGGGTACTGATAAGTACGGTGGTACGGCTGGGGATCGTTTACCTGATTGGCTTAAATTACATGGAAAGGTAGAAGTAATGGGACACAGAAGGCGAGAGGAATCAATGAACTCCTACGAAAGAGTATATCTCATGCTAACAGAGAATGAGACTGTTGAAGAAAGCTTAAAGAAAACGCTTGCTGGTTTAGCGATAGCAGGAGCATTAGCCGCAGGAGGAGCCAAAGTCTTAACAGCTAAAGCACCGAAAGCTGATCCTCTTGGAGGAAGAAGTGCATTAGAGGTTCTGGATGCAGGTAATAAATCAACGCAAAAAATGTTAGATCAACAAAGAAAGAATCAAGCGGCCAAAGAATCAGAGCGGGAACTTCTAAGGCACTTAAGAAGAAATGAAAGATGAACACATACGAAAAAATTTATACTTTATTAGGTGAGAGGACTAACCCTAACACAAAGGCTAAGGCAGCAGCTAAAGCTGGAAAAATGGCTAAAAAAGCTAGAAGCCTTATAAGAAAAGGTGGAAAGGTTAGAGGCATTGATGTTAGTAAAGAAGCTATGGCCCATATGAGTGGAAGGGGTGAAGGTTCTCAATCGGATGAAGCTCCTGGAGTGACTGCTGTTAGACAACTAAAGATTGCTGCTCCAAAACATAAACGAGGTGAGGTTGAGGTAACTTCTTCTCACGGTGCAAAAACAACAGGCACAGAGTTAGTAAAAAGAAGAGAAGAAATTCCTGATGCTGATGTAGTAGGAACCTCTAAAACTACTAAACCAGAAGGAGGGAAAGAGGTCGAGGTCGATAAAGTGCATACTTCTCAACCTGCATCTCATTATGCAACTACCCAAGCTACTTCTATTGTTCGACCAAAAGATCCTGCCTATATGGAACCTAGAGGAAAAAGAGAAAAGAGTAGAGCTTATAAGAAAAGAACTACAGGACATACTACAATGACAACGCATCCTGGTAGAGTAGCACCTCGCGTATCACAATGGAAACAATCAAAACATGTGGTTATAGAACCGAGGAAAGATGAAATGAACTTATACGCAAGACTTTATGGGCTCCTAGAAGGCAAAACAGAAGGAGAACAAAGAGGTAGAGTCCACTTAGAGCGCTATCCACAAGCAAGAGATCCTCGTAGACAAGCTAGAGGCTTTGGTGCTGGACCTCACGACAAACCAGATGCTGGGGAAGGAACATCTTCAGAGGTTAAGGTTTCACTAGCTAAAGCCGAGGCTGCTTTAAAGCTGCCCACATTAACAGGTCTTCAAAGATCGAAGATTCAAGCTTATTACAATAGGCTTACAAATCAAAACACAGGTGTAACCGCATCAATTCCTATAAAGGTTAAGGGGGCTCAAAACGAAAGTGAAATGAACTCATACGAAAAAATTTATAACTTGTTAGTAGAAATGCAACAACGACCTCTTAAGACAGACTCCTTAACAGGAATGATTTTTAGACGTACAGAGGATGATGAGGTCGTGGTAAGAAATAAGGAAGGAGGCCCTTGGCGTCCTTGGCGTAGAGTAGACAAGAAGCCTAAGAAAAAATGAACTCCTACAAAAGACTTTATAATATATTACTGGAAAAGTCTGATGATTCTGATAAAGGGATAGTTAGGTGGAGAAGCACGAGGCCAGGACAACCTCTTACATCAAAAGAACTTAAAGCTTTAATTGACAGAATTAAAGCCTCTTCTGATGCAAAGAAGGCTGCTAAAAAGAGCCAACCGACACAAGGACTTCTTTTCCAAGGCTGATATAGATTGGTTTGGATCAAGCTTAGGATAACACAGGCTTTAGAATCTTAGAAACATTATTTATCTCAGTAATAAAGAAAAAAATATAAAAAATAGTAAGTAGCATCTCTAAATACTTTTAGATTCCATAAAAGGAGAATTTTTTAATGACGATACCCTTAACACCTGGCGCAGTTGGCGCTTCACCCACAAGACCAGCCACTGGTTTCAATCCATATGCAAGCTCAATGGGACCCGTTTCAGGTGTTTCAGGCACAGGCAATGTTTGTTCCGCAATGTATATCAAGGAACAACAACTACGTTATGGCTATAGAAGAGTTCCAATCGGGGAGCTTAATTTTGCGCCATCTGATATTTCTTTAACTGGTGTTACCCTCGGAGGTATCGTAAATCATACAGCTTTAATTGTTGGGGTTGACATGAGTTGCCGTGCTTATGTGGTATCTGGTGAATGTTGGAATACTTCTTCTTTTACAAGTCATCAAGTCTTTAATTTAGAAGCTGTCTCGTCAGTGGATGGACATAGTTATGGATATCCGCTCCCAGATAGTCTTCATATGGGGCCAGCAGGTGAAGTATTTAATCCTGTCTCTGGAACGTATTATTCTCGTTTCCCTTATGAGGGAGATGCTGCTGCACAACCTTCATATGGAGACTATGTTTCTCAAGGATTTAATTTCGCTATAATTGATTTAAGTGGTGTATCTACTTGTCAAGACTTCTATACTTACTCAAATCAAAACCCAGGGAACTTCTGGGGTGGAAGGCACTTCTTCTGTTTAGCTACTGCTCTAGGTGTAGATCCAGTTCTTTGTGGTGGGGTACGGCCACTTCTTGAGCGTGTAGGTGTAAAAGAAGGGCCATACAGCACGGGAGTAGGAGGACAGGATACTATCTTTGATATTAGGGATGTAACTGACCAGATTGGACTGAAAATGAGAACTGGTGGTTGGGTTGATGGTTATAATAACACTCTTCCTGCTACTAATTACGACGAGCGCCTCCACTTCTGGCAATAAATGCATCTATAACATTCTATGCGAGGTATAGAAAGACGCGGAGATTTAGCAACGTGCTTGGATGATCATACCAACACTGGTAGCACTACAGTATTTGCCAATGGAGAGGGAGTTTCCAGGTCTGGAATAGATACTGCTGGGACTGGGTTAATAGGTGGTGGTAGCCCAAACGTGAGGGTTGAAGGCTACAATGCATCTTGGGTTGGGGATCCAATTGCCCCACATCCTTGCTGTGGCGCACCTGGATGCGGTCCCCACTGTGTTGCTACAACCGCTAATCCTAGCACAGATATTATCATAGGGGATGGTTTTTAAAATGAAAAGATTTATGATACCAAGAACAGCTAATTGCTGAAAAGGTGCATAGCTTCCTTCGTGTAAGGAAAAAAGATTAGTACTTATTCTGGGAATATGCCCTAGATAGAAAGGGGGGAATAACAGGAGAATACTGATGACCGACAAACCTATGATAAATGAAAAAGGATATATTGATGTAAATTCTGCTTTAAAGCTAAAAGAAGCCGAAGGTAGAGTTGAAGTTGACAAGATGAACGCTGAATCCGATGCTAAATTCAGAGAACTATTAATTCGAGAAAGTGCAAAAGAAACAGCATCTAAACACCTAGCAAAATTTGCTGGGTTGTATTTACTAATACTCGTTCTTGCGTTTATCGGTTCTATAGGTTTTATTCCCGAAACTAGTATTGCAGTTGTCGCTGGTTTGATCACGCTTGTTGTGACAAATTTATCGACAATCCTTAAGGGAATTGTTGAGAATGGACAAAATAAAGAAGAGAAGCTTCGTGAAGAAGCTAGGAAAAAGGGAATATTATAATGAATCCATTTTGGGGATTACTGTTTAAAGATAGAATAAGAACGCCATTTTCGGTGTATAAGATGAGTGTAGCAGAAGTAGTAGTTCTGGCAGCTATTATTTTTGGTACTGGCTTTGGCGTTGTGAAAGGGGGTCAGTGGCTGATGAATACATTTTCATATGAACAGGTAGTTGAGGTTGAAACTCAATAATTGAGAAGAAAGAACAAGGGATATAGAAATAAAGACCCTAGATACTTAGAGAAGATTAATTTATTTAAGAAGCAATTGAAGCGATTATTTATTCTAGAAGGGAAACGAAAACACGGAAAGAAATTAATATGAATTGGGAAGATAGAATTTGTGAGAATTTGGTCGAAGCTAAACTTGAAGGTACTTCGCGAGGACCTAAAAAGGGGCAAGTAAGTAGAACTTATAGGAGAGGAAAATCAAAAACATCTAAAAAAAGGACTACTGTAAGCGTGAGCCCGATCAGTGGTAGACTAAGAAGAAAAGAATGGACATCGACTGCCAAGGACTCTTCTGGTTGGAAAACACAAGATGATGCACCTACTGTACCTCCTATGGGTAAGCCTGGATCCCCAGCCAGGGAAAAATATAATCAATACAAGAGGGATGCGGGAATTAGATAATGAATTGGCAAAATAGAATTTATGAGAGTGTAATTGATATAGATAAGCCTACAAAACCAAAGCCAAAAGTTAAAAGAGCCAATCCTCATGCACATTTACCTCGTCACCTACAAGATCTCATAGAAAAGGGTAGAAAGAAAAAGAAATCTTAAATTTTTGCAGGTAGATGTTTAGAAAATATATTTAAAAAAGCTTCTCTGTTTTTATGCCATGAATCTCGACCCGCCAAGTCACCAAATGATTCATGGCGAATTTGTATAGGAAGCGTATAATTCTTCTTACCTTTTAAAAATGTTTGAATGGTATAGAAGATGTCATAAAAGTCCCATTTTCCTATAAATTTTCTTGGCTGTGTTGTTTGAATAGATATAAGCGTTCTCTTGGTTGCAGCTAAGAAAACCCCATCCATAACAACAACTTCACCTAATTGACCAAAATAAGTAGCAGTCATAGAATCAAGATCTCTTCCATGAAAGACATACCCACTATGAGAGCCTGCCTTCCATTCTTCCCTATCCCACCACACTCCGCTTTTTGCGAATTTTCTAGTTCCTGCGATACCAACAAAACCAACATCCTCTTTTATTAGTTTTTCTTTTAGAAGATGGGTAAATACATTAGGGTCAGTAAGTATTTCTATATCATCATGACACAGAATAATGATATCATCAAGATCAGCACATAGCTCATCAATACCTTTTGTATAAGCACTAAAAATGGAGTCTCTATCTACCAGGATTTTTGAACTGATATTACACTTTTCAAAGTACTCTAATAGGTTAGTTGTTGTTTTTGATAGTTCTCTGTCCCTGGTACATGTCAAGGAATGAATTTTTATGGATGCCAAAGTATTAGAAGAGTTTAAAAAATGTAAAGAAGATCCAGTCTACTTTATGTGTAATTATGTGCAGGTCACCCACCCTGTTAGGGGACTCGTCCCCTTTAAATTATACCCATTTCAGGAGAGGATTGTTACAGAATTAGAGAATAATAGATTTAACATCTTAAGAAAATTTCGTCAAGCGGGGTGTACTACCATTGCATCTGCCTATTCTTTATGGTTAGCAATATTTAAGAGACACCAATCTATCGTTATCCTTTCAAAAGGTGATACTGAGGCCACTGAGGTTCTAGATAGGATAAAAATTATGTATGAGGAACTCCCTGCTTTTTTGCAGCCAGGAATTACTGAAGACAATAAGCATACATTAAAACTAAAAAATAGATCTGTCATTAAATCAAGACCTTCTGGCAAGCAGTCAGGAAGATCCTTAGCTGGATCTTTCTTAATTATTGACGAAGCGGCTTTTATTGAGGCGATTGACACGATTTGGGCTGCTGTATACCCTATTATTTCTACGGGAGGAAGGGCTTTTGTACTATCCACTGTGAATGGTTTAGGTAATTGGTTTTATGAGACGTATACTAGAGCAGTAGAAGAGGCTAATTCCTTCAATGCCATTGATATTCGATGGAAAGAGCACCCAGAGTACTTTAGGTGTCCAAATTTTGAAAAATTATATGAGCAAATGGAAAGAAGAACCCCTCCAATCAATGTTGATGATTGGGAAAAAGTAACAAAATCTAATATGCCTAGAAAACAATGGCTTCAAGAGTATGAGTGTGAATTTTTGGGTACAGGAGACACCTTTTTAGATGGATCTTTACTTTCTCATCTAGCGGAGGGGGTAGATACGGAATATTATACAAAATACAACAATAGGATGCGCGTTTGGAAGGATCCTGAGCCTTATTACGACTATATTATTGGAGTTGATACTGCGTTAGGTCGAGATAGAGACTATTCTGCGGCACAAATCGTTAATTTATACAATGGGGAAGTAGTAGCAGAGTTTTATAGTAATAAAACTCCCATTAATGATTTTGCATCTATTCTAAACGCGGAAGGAATATACTATAATATAGCAAATATTGTTGTAGAAAGAAATACAATAGGTAATCATGTAATAGATTTGCTTTATAACGATCATGAATACGAGAATTTATGGCATGATGAGAGAGCAATGGCAGGGTTTCAGGTTACTTTACGAAATAGAGATTTGATTTTAACTGAACTAGAAGAAAGTATCAGGACTAATATCCTAAAAATTAATTCCCAGAGAACTTTAAACGAGCTAAATACCTTTGTAATAAACACAACAGGGAAAATAACCGCTGATAGAGGTAAGCACGACGATTTAATTATGAGTTTATGTTTGGCAAATCATGTTTTACGGTCCACTAGGGACACCTCTCTGGTTGAGTTTAATCGTGATAGTGCATTTAAAGAGGATAACAAGTATAAACTTAAAAATAAAGTACCTCTTATATCTCACGGAGGCCCAGTAGTAGAAGATTTAACATGGCTGATGAAGTAGAAAAGATAATTACAGAAGATGGTGGTCAATCCACTTGGTCTGATTTTAAGGCAAAAGGACCTTACTTTTACCCTAGAGGAGCATTAGGAAAATTCTTTGCAAGATTTTTTGCTACACCTGCTCAAGATGCGGTTATTAACTCTATAGGGGACGTTGAAACAGGAGGTCCTAGAGGAGATGCCAAGTTTAAAAGCAGTGATGTAAAAAAAGAGGGCAATGCATTAGGATTTACAATAAACCGAGCTACTCCTGTATACTCAGAAATCGAAAGAACTAGAAGAGCTAGGTATAAAGATTATGAGAAAATGGATGAGCACCCAGAAGTAGGAGCAGCTTTTGATATTTACGCTGATGACTGTACACAAAAGGATACTCAGCACAGAAGATGGTCTGTAAAGTCTGATAGTGCTGATGTTGTAAAAGAAGTAGAGAACTTTTTCAAAAAGGTAGAATTAGATAGGGTGTATTATGATATTTCTAGAAATACAGTAAAATTTGGCGACTGCTTTCTAGAATTAATTGCGGATATTAATAATCCAGAAGCAGGAATACAAAAAATTAAGGTCTTAAATCCTAATTATGTTCTCCGAGTTGAAGATGACTATGGATATTTAAAAACTTTCTTACAACAAATTCCTGATAAAACCACGATGGAGCCAGGAAATTCCTTTGAGAATACAGGAACCGATAACTCAAAATTCATAGAACTTGATAAAAACCAAATAATACACTTTAGGCTTTTTAGCTCTGATCCCAAATTTTATCCCTATGGCAAATCTGTAGCGGCGTATGGGGTGCAAACATTCCGCTCCTTACGCTTGATGGAAGACGCCATGCTAATTTATCGACTAGCTAGAGCACCAGAAAGAAGAATTTTTTATATTGATGTAGGAAATCTTCCAGCCAGCAAAGCAGAGCTATTTATAGAGAGAGTTAAAGAGAAATTCAAAAAAGAAAAGTACTACAGGGGNAACGCGGTGGATGCAAGATATAACCCTTTAGCTGCTGACGAAGACTTTTTTGTTCCTATCAAGGGAAACCAAGGTACAAGAATTGAAACTTTGCCAGGAGCCCAAAATTTGGGAGAAGTTACAGATGTTTCTTATTTTAGAGATAAGCTTCTTGCAGCATTAAAAGTACCCAAAGATTTTATTGTTGATACAAAGGACAAAGCTCCTGATAGGAAAGCCAACCTTTCCGAGTTAGATGTTAAATTTGCAAGAGCCGTGTCCAGAATTCAGCATGATATTGAGGTAGGATTGGAGATCATAGCTAAAAGACATTTAGCTATGAAAAATTTTCCCGTAGCTCTCATAAACTCTCTTAGGATTCAACTTCCTGATCCCTCCGATAGATTTACGAAGAGAAAGTTAGAGATTGATTCCGCTAGATTGGCGATTATTCAAACAGTAACACAAACTCAGTTGTTTCCCAAAGATTACATTTATAAAGAGTATTATGAAATGAGCGATGGAGAAATATCAATAATAAAAAGTAAGCTCAAACAAGAGGCAGAAGACGCTGCTTATCAACAAAGTGAGCTTAATCAAATATCCCCAGGGGCTGGAGAATTACCGCAAGGAAATACTCCAGGAGGCATGGAAGCTACACAAAAACAGGGAGAGCGACCAACTGAAGAATTCGTACCCATTATCAATTTTAACAAGAAATTACTAAAAGAAAAGGGGTATAGAGTAGAAGAACAAAAAATTTGGCAAAGAATTTTAGGAAAAATACCAGAATCTTAAAAATTTAGCTAATTGTTTGCAGTATATAAGTTTAGCACAAAGGAGTGATTTTATAAATGTTTGACCATATTTTTGAAAATAGAGACAAGAAAGTAACCAACTTAATCAAATTATCTGATTATCTTGGTCGATCACTTAGGGAAAATATCGAAATTTTTTCTATAGATGACACAGAGAAGAGAGTAACTTTTATCACAGAGAGTGGTAAAATAATCGCAGGATCCTATGTTTTTGATAAAAGCATAGGATTAAATAATATTCAAGTTGAGAGCGGTGACTTGTTTGAAGATTCTGAGCAATTTGATGAATTTGTTGATTATAAAATATCTAATTTCATTCAAAACATATTTGAAGAGGACTTTGTTGAAGCAGACACTAGTTTTAACAAAGTTCTTCAGTTATGGGAAAGCAGAGTAAAATTCTCTTCAGTAAAGAAAAAGCTTTACGAGAAATCACAGAAGTTTAATGGGATAAGTAGAATCATAGATTCTGAGGAATTTCAAAGGCTTGTAGAGATAGCACCTCAGCTTGTTAGTTTCCTTAGGGAAAATACTAGTTTAGTTAATATCCCAGAAATTAAAAATATGATAAGGCTTTCTTCTTCTGTTTCTCAAGCATTTGATTTGCCAAAAATCTCCTTTAATGATTTACACGAATCTCGTTATGAGATACCTGAAAATATAAATCATACTATTTATGAAATGATTTGTAAGCAAGAGCTAGTGAGAAAGGAGCTTGTAGAATCAAAAAACAATTTTGATTTGGTCTGGTTAAATAATGAAAAAATCTCATATTTAGCGTCTCTTATTTATGAAGAAAAAGAAGAGGTTATTGCTAAGGCGCTCGTTGAGGCTATTTGTGAAGTCCCTTACCTCGCTTTAGCTACTAAAAAGCAAATTACAGACACCTTAACAAATAATCTTGAATTAAATGAATCAATCAGAGTTAATTTAAAAGATATTAGATCTTTTAGCAGTCTTCTCTTTGAGTATAAAAAACCTCTTAAGAAGCTTTTTGTGTCAATGCTAAACGAAAAATATGGAATCAGCGTTCAAAATTTAAAAGATATTCCAACCTTTAAAAGCTTGCTTAATACGCAAGTTTTAATTTTTGAAGCTTTATCTAAACTTAGCCCAAAAGGATCTTTGCAAAAAGAAGTGCTCCTAGAAACCGCTCATTTCCTGAAAAGTAAAAATGGAGTCGAGTCCATTGATGTAAATTATTTTATTGAACTTTTGTTTGAAAAAGCAGAATACACAAATATTCTTGATAAGGAACCAATTATTAACTCAGTTTCCTTAAAAGAAACTTTTTCTGAAATAGAATCAATTGAAGAATTAGTAGATGTTATACTTGAACGAAAGTATAGAGGAGAGGCTGAAAGAAAGGAAAAAGCAAAAAGAAGAGCCCTTCGACTTGGGTTAGCTGTTAAAGGAGAAAAAGATAAAGAAGAGGAAAATAAAGATTCCGAAAATTCTGAAACAGATTTAGGTGATGATCCTAGGCTTGAAGAGAAGGCACGACCAAAAAAAGACCCTCATCAGGAGGTAGATGACGTAGCGGCTGCTCATAGAAGAGCAAATCAAACAGCCGATGACGCTACAAACCAGAGAGAAGTGGACCGATTAAAAGCGCAAGAAGAATTAGACAAAAAGAGAAAGAAGAGGACAGAAAAACGTCGAACTACTGGGGGAGGCGATGTTCAACAGTATGGAGCGGAACACGCGGAAACCGAGTTAGAAGATTCCCCCCGCATGGATGAGCAAGAACCCCCCGCAGAGACGGAAGAAGCTGAGGCTCCAGAGAAAGAGGGCGTACCAACATCAGATGAGATAATGTCATCTTTTAAGAATTTTGAAGATATTCTAAATTCAATAAATTTTGAAGATCCTTCTGATGAGGACGAGGAAGAAGAAGAGAAGGAGAAAGAAGAGGCTACTGAAAAGGAAGCTGAAGTCGATAAAAAAGAGGAAGGTGAAGAGTGAGTGATTTAAGAGAAACGATCATACCAGTATGTCGGATTGTTGACTGCCCAAATGACGCTAGTGGTGGTACAGAATTTAAACTAAATAATACAGCACTAAAAGTTGGGAGTATTACTCAAATAGGTGGTGATTTTGATATATTTCCTGTAGGAGAAACTGATGTAACTGTTTGCGCTCTTAAAGCAGATGATGGCAGCATAGAAACCTCTGCGACTGCGACAGTGATTATTGAACAAAATTATACAACTTCCTCCTTTAAAGAGATTAATATAACTAATGCGGGTATTTATGACGGTTCCATAGATAGCGTTCTAGTTGTATCAGGGCCAGGAAATGTTGGTGATGGAGTTGGTGGGGCGGCGTCTCCCACATTTCAGGTTAACCTTATAGAGGCTAATATACCTGTTTCATACATCACTGTTACCGATTTACAAGGTGACAATGGGTTCTTCCGTGTATCCCCAGGATCAGGCACAAACTATTACTTATCATCATTGCCTAAGGGAGATGATTATCCTAAGGCGACGGCAGACTTATTAGCCTCGTTTGGTGTTTCTGCTGTCTCTGGAGCAGGATCTGGAATACCAGGCGTTATTGCTGCGGCTGGCTCAACAGCAATTTTAACCTTACCTTACCCAATTGATACTATTCAAATTGAAAATCTGACATATCCACTAGTTAATGAAAGTTTATTCGCTATAAATTATGGAATGATTAAGACTGCAAGCAGAATAGGTGATAATCAAGCCACTGAACCTCAATGAGTTTAGTTAATCTAACAGGTTTGAGGACTTCCAATACTCCGCTTAGAAGTTCATTTACTAAAAAAGGAAATGAAGGTTTTGGTGGAGTAGGATCTATTGGGCGAACAGTAGAGGCATCTATTACTTACAGTAGTGGAGGTGTTCCCGCTTTTACGGTTCAGGCTTTAAAAAAGGTACACCCAGGCAGAAAGGGACTTGTGCTTAACTTTGGCTGCCTTAGGCAAGCTGGTGTAAGATACATCCTATTTCTTTATGAGGATGATAATGATAAGCTCGATGGGACAATTAGCACCGCAGGAGTATCAGAAGGCGCAACTACTGCCGCTGGGATTGTGGCAAAAATTAATAGTACCTCTATGAACGGGTTTTTAAAAGCTACGTTGCACACAGATGCTACAAATATAGATTATACAGGACATAGTGCTATTAATCTAGCAAATACTGATCCGCTTACGGGGGGACGAGGTTAGTGGCTGATAAAACCCCCTTAAGGTTTGAGTTTGATAGTACAACTCCGTCTTCTTTAGCGGAGTTTACTTCTTCTGACACTGTGCCTTTGATTAATGGAGGTACAGGTGTTTCGTCCTTATCGAATTTTGGAACATCCTTATCCGCAACTCCTGTTCTGGCAGCAAGTATATCAGCTACTACAGTTTCCTCTACTGCATTTACAGGAGGGTCTATTACAGGTGATAGTGCCTCAGCTACTGCCGTTTCTGGGGTTACATTTAATGGAATGTCTTATCCTCCTCCTTTTGGATACGCCCAACTAGATTCAGATGGCACTGGAACTGCTGCTTTGCAAAACTTAGGCGTAGGAGCTACCATAGCATCTATAGTGTCTGATTCTGACGATATTACTTGGAATGACACTAATAAAAACTTCGAAGTAAGTTCAGCAGGTGTCTATGAACTTACTTCGATAGTACTTCTAGGTGTTGGTGGTACAACGAATGTAACCATAAAAGCAATGAAGAAGAGGGGGATAGTAACCTCTGTTGAAAATACTGTTGATTCTAGAGTACACTCTAGTATTGATCCTACAGAAACAACAATTAGAGCAGTAGCAAATTGTTTGGCAGCGGATGTACTTTATATCACTACTGTAGATGACAACACCGATGTTGTAACGGCAATAACAGGAAGTTCGATTATGGTTAAAAGATTAAAATAATGGGCACACAAGATAAAAAAAACGTACTCTCGAAAGAAACATTAATGCCGCTGGGCATGGTGATTGCCCTTTGTGGAGGTGTGGTCTGGATTAGCAGTCAGCTTACTAGTATTAATTATAAGCTAGATCTGCTGGAAGAGAAGCTGGAAGACAATTGGACTAGACGCGATATGGAAAATTGGGGATTAAAGCTTAAGATGGGAAATCCTGACATTGATATTCCTGAGTAAAATACTAATCTACCATATG